CAACCAGTTCTCTGGAATCTAGGTTTCCCAAGATCCCACCCAAGTCACTTATGACCAAAGGTTAAACAAATAAGAGCCTTCGTTACATCCAAGGCCCAAGGTTTAACCACCGAGAGACGAGTATACGCTTTCGCATATATCTCGTCCGCCGTCTGACATGCACTAAGTTACCAAAGTGCATATCCACGCTGCGATCCTTCAGCCTTGCAAGCAAGACTGAATGATGGTCACTCTCGTACCCTAAGGGTACGGTCACGATCGACATGGCAAAATATCCTTCGATACCATGCCGTGCACGAGGTGGTGATGCCTCATCAAGGTTACCGATGAAAGCACCATCGCCGAAGCCGTCTGATATAAACAGTGGTTTATTACTGCTTTGTACCAGGAGGTCGAAAACAGGTTTAAATCTAGCTTCACAATACGGGAAAGAACCCCCGTGAAATGAAGTTCGACGTATACCGTTAGCGACTTTCGTCTTCTCGTGAATAGAGTTGATCAGTTCTTTTAAAAAGAACGGTTTGCAGCTAACTCCGTTAAACCAGTAAGTCCCACAGCTTTCTCGGAAAGGACCATCAGAAAAACTCTTTTGGTCATTAACAAGGAAGCCATAAAACTCACAGGCTTTTCGGAATAATGGAAAAGAAGCCTGGGGAATAATTACATCATCCCCATAAACACTAACCATAGACCTATTGTCGCCGTTTGCTTCACAGCAAGCGACGGCAATGGCATAAAAGATTAGTGTCTCCAATTCGAAAGTAAAACCGTTCCCCATACTGGAGAACTTTTCGTAAAGGATAACTTCTTTCCCAAGACGGCCGGATTTTGATCTCATGATAGACATCAGGGTAAGCCACCGAGGAGGTAAAAGAGCCTCAACGGTACTTATCGAGATGGTATCACTCGCCATAGAGAAATCAACGGAAGCAAGGGAGTTAAGCTTGCTCCCGACTCTAGAGAGCGATTGATTCCTCTCTTGCGAGTTGAGATCAATACCCACCCTTCGAAGTCTACGGCGGATTAGTTTACCAATGCCAAGCTGAGACCAGATATTTAATCCGGGCTCAATGGCTATGGTTCTATCCGTTTTCGAATTCTTAGGGACGGTCACGATCTTATTCCCCGCGCGAATCTGCTGGTTAGACAGATCCCACGTAGGGTACAGGACAGCGTAACAGTCCTTCATAAGGTCGTAAAGTGCACGCGTTGTCCCAGTCTCCGACCGGAACTTTTT